ACTAGGTGAAATAGGTGCTCAACAAACAGTAGGTGAAGAAAGACAAAAACTTACACAACAAGCATTAAATGAAGCTTATGGACAATATTTAAAAGAACAAGAATTTCCTTATCAAACAATGGGTAGGTATCAATCTGTTGTAACAGGTGCACCTATAGCACAAACACAATACATACCACCTGCTCCACCTCCACCTTCTATGGCTAATCAGTTAATAGGTGGTCTTGGTACATTAGGAGCAACCTATGGAGCATTTGGTGGATTTAGTCCAGGTGGTTTATTTGGTATGAATAATCCTCCTCGTACTGCTAAAACTGGTGGTGGTATAGCAGATCTTCCTGTAATTAAAAGACAATCACCAGCAATAATACTAGACGAAAAAGAACTAGAAAAATTACGTTATGGTGGAAAAAATATATTACAAAAAAGTCAAGATTTTATTACTAATATTATGGATAAATATGCTCCTTCTGCTGAAGAAATTGCAGAAGCAGGAGATGTTTATAGTGCACAAAATACAGCTAATATTCTTCCTCAAATAGGTGAAAAGGTATTACAAAAAACTGGATGGGATATATATGGTCGTTTAGGAAAAGACTATCTTAGAGGTGCTAAAGATCTTGCTACATATCCATATAGATTAATAGAATCTGCTTTAAAAATACCAGGTATTGAAACAGCAGCTACTAGACGAGGCGATATAGAAAATATGGCTGCTATTGATCCACCAGCTCCAGAAGGTTCTGAAGTTACAGATGAAGGTATTACAACTGTTCTTAAACAAATGAATGTAAATCCAAAAGAAGATATTGAAACAGATTTAACCTCTGTAAATAAAAGTGTAAAAGAACTTCAAGAAGAGTCTGATAGATTAACTAAAGAACAACAAGAAAAGAAAGATAAAAAAGATCCAGATAAAACAGATAAGCCAGATATATATAAAGAAGCTAATGAAGCAGAAGCATCTTTATTAGAAGCTTTAGGTAAACGATCTGGAAGATTAGAAAAAAGATTAGCTGATACAAGTGATCGTGAAAGAGAAGCACAGTTTGGTAATTTAGCTCTGTTCTTTCAAAGACTATCACAAAAACCTACATTAGTTGCAGGTGCAATAGAGTCAGCAGGCGAAGTATTACCTACTGCTTTAAAAACACGAAAAGAATTTACAAAAGATAGATTAGCTCTTGAAGATAGTATAGAAGATGTTAAGTTAGATAAATTAAAAACTGATGTAGATATTAAAAAAGCTAAAGCTAAAATAAAATCTGCTACAAATCAACGAATATTTGAAAATGCTATAAAAGAAAAAGAATTAGGTATTAAAGAACATGAAGCTATAACAAAAAGAATGAAAGAACTATATCCAGATTTAGATAAACCATCATCTTTAAGTAAGGTTAAATTAGATTTAATTAGTGAAGACATACAAACTTATTTATATGATGGAGATGCAGATAAAATAGCAAAACAATCTCCAAGATTATATAAATTATTAACAAATGATTTAAACTTAAATAAAGGAGAAGCTCCTTTAACACATAATCAAGTAAATAATTTTGTAGATAGTATTAAAGATGATCAATTTATGCAAAAACAAGTATTTGAAAGAGTTGATTTAGCTAGAAGAGTAGCACGAGCTGAAGGAAATGAACAAACTTTTGATGCTGCTGCTGCAACAAGAAAAGCTATTATTGATGTTATAACAGCATATCCTTATACTTTATATGATGCAAGTTGGTCTGATGCTGTATTTTAGGATAATTTAATGGCAGATACACAACGAGATCCTTTTGTATTTGATGATACAGATGCATCTCAAATAGATCCTTTTATATTTGATGGTACAGAAACAAGAGTAGATCAAGGAGATCCTTTTGTATTTGATGATTCTATAGTAGATGAGACTGCTCCTACATTTTCTTATATAAATGAAGACTATGCAAATTCTTGGCGAAATAGATTTAATATAGCTACAGATAGAATGCAATCATCTTTATATAAAGGTTTAAATCTTATTTCAGATAGCATGAGTGATTACTTACCAGATATTAGTAATGATTTAAAACAATATTCATTAAAAGGTATTGAAAGAAATAGACAACAAATTGCTGCTAAACCTCAACCTACACGTTCTGGTTCTTTTACAGATAGATATGGTGAAATTAAATCTGATTTTCAAGATGGAGAAATATTAGATGCACTTCAATCAACTTTTTTATTAGCAAAAGATTTAAGTGCTGATGCTCTTCCTTCATTAGGAATAAGTGGTGGAGCTTTAATAGGTGCTGCTGCTACTTCTCCAGTTATAGGAGCTGTTCCTGTAGTAGGAGGTACTGCTGCAACTTTAACAACTTTAATTGCTCCTCTTATTCCAGGTTTTCTTATGGGTGGTGGTGAAACATATGAAGAAGCTCAACGTCTAGGAGCTACACCAGAAGAAGCAAAAAATATTGCATTAACTGCAGGTGGTGTTATAGGTGTATTAGATAGAGTAGGTGCTGCTGCAGCTTTAAATTCTATAATAAAATCATTTGGAAGAGATAAAGTTTTTGATGTTTTATCTAAACAATATGGAACTGATGTAGCAAAAGAAGCTATTGAAAATGCTTCAGAAAAAGCTACAGAAAAATTTGTTAAACAAAGTATTACAAAAAATGTAATTAAAACAGCAACACGAGGTGCATTAACAGAAGCAGGAACTGAAGCAGCTCAAGAAAGAGTTCAAATAGCTGCTGCAGGTGAAGCTGCAGGTCTTGGTATGTCTCCTTATTCTTCTGCTGAAATAAATAAAAGAATGATAGATGCTGCAGCTATTGGTTGGGTAGGAGGTAAAATAGCAGGTACTGGAGCAGGTGTTGTCTCTGGTTTACAACATAATAATGTAGCAAGAAGATCTGAAGAACTAGCAAAAAAAGAAGAAGAAGTTAGAGAAATTTTTAAAGATATTAAGAATGAAGATGAACTAGCAAAAATTGTAGCAGATACAAAAAAACAATATAAACCTTCTATAGTTCAAAGTCTTATTGGTAAAGCTATTACACCTCTTCAAGGATTTTCAACTCGTAGTGCTTTAGGATATGAAATTGTTAATAAATTAGAAAATTATTTTAATAATGTTAATAGTGAAGTAGGAAATTTTAGCACTCAAATAGATGATGCTTTTCAAAATATAAGAAGAGATTTTAAACTTCCTTTAATTATGGGAAGTATGTCTAAAGCTAATAATAAAAAATTATTTGATGTTCTTGTTCATAAAAAAGAAACAAAAGATCCTAAAGTATTAAGAGCTGCTGAAGTATTACGAAAAGAAGTACTAGGTGAAATTATAAGAGATGAAGTTAAAATTACACATGATTCTTTGTTAAGTTCTTTAAAACAAAATCTTCCTGTTTTACCTGAAGTTACAGAAGGATTACGTCAAAAAACATTAACAAAAGAAAAAGCTAATAGAATTAATAATCAATATAATACATTACTAGAAGTTTATAATAAAGGTGTATTAGATATTAATAATCAATTATATCAATCTGGTCTTATGTTTCAAGATCCTACTACAAAAGGATATGATAGAGCTGAACAAGATCAAGGTATTCTTTTAAATAATTTAATAAATGAAACTGCTGAATTTAAAAGTTTAAATAATACTGTAACTGTTCCATTAATAGCAACTGGTTTATTTCAAATGATGAAAGAAGCAGGTGTTGAAATGGATTTTGCACAAGATTATCTTCCTCGTTTATATAAATTTAATACTCCTTGGAGATGGAGAAGAGCTAAAAAAATATTAGCTGATCAGTTAGATGAAAAAGGTAATAGAAAAGGAGAAGGATGGGCACAACAAGTTGTTGATCATATACGAGGAAATGAAGGTATTAATTTTGCTCAAATAGAAAATATTAATTTAGATTTTGATCCTCAAGGTGAAACTTTAGTTGAAGGTAAAAAATCATTTGAAAAACGTAGAGCTATTACAAATGAAACATTTAAAAAATTAGATGATGCTGGATTAGTTGAAAGAAATGTTAAAAATATTATAGATAGATACCTTATTCAAGCTGCTCAAAGAAAAAATATAAAAGAATTAAAAAATTATATTGAACCTCGTTTAAAACAATTAAATGGTAAAGAAGGGCAAATAAATAAAGATGAGTTAAATCATTTAAAAAGTTTATATGAAGCATATCAAAATAGATATAAACCTATTCAAAGTGAATTTGCAAATAAAGCTTCACGTATGTATTTAACTTTTCAATATATGTTAACATTACCTCTTGCAACTTTAACTGCATTAACAGAACCTCTTATTATTTTAAGTAGATTAGGTCCTAAAGATACTGTATATGGTTTAACAAAAGCAACTCAAAATACATTACGACAAGCAGCAAGAAGTATATTTCCTAAATTAAAAAAGAGTGAATCTGAACAAGCTTTTAATAGTATATTACAAGGATATGATGGTACATTAGCAGAAAGATTAGGAAGTATTCAAGGTGTAGATGTATCACGTACTATTACAGATAAATTTTTTAAAACTATTTTACTTACACAGATTACACAATTAAGTCGTGATATAGCTTTTCAAGCTGCTCAAAGACAAATGAAAGAAGATATAGTTTTAGTGGCTCGTAATAATTTATCAAAAAGTAAACCTACAAGAGCTATATTAGAAGCACGTAGAAGATTACAAGGACAAGGTTTAATAAAAGAAAATTTAAAATTAGATACACCTAATACATCTGAAGCATTATTATGGGCAGAAGGTAAAACTGAAGGAGTTCCTCCTGATCTTATTCGTAAATCATTATCTAAATTTGTAGATGAAATTATTATGGCTCCTAATGTAATTAATAGACCTTTATGGATGTCTAATCCACACTTAGCTATGTTTGCACAGTTAAAAGGATTTATGTTTGCTTTTGGTAGTACAGTAGGAATGAGAGCTTATAAAGAAGTTATTAAACCTTTATTTAAAGGAAGAGTTGCATTAGATGAAGCAGCTAAATATGCTATTGCTTTAATTCTTATTGCAGCAGGTAGTATAGGTATAAGAGAACTTAAAGATCAAATACGTTATGGTAATGATCCTAGTCCTTGGAAAGATTTAGAAGGTTGGGATGTATGGCATCAAGCATTAATAGGTAGTAATATATTTGGTCCTGGAACTATTGTAGATCAAGCATTAAATGCTTCTGAATATGGTTCAAGACCTTCTCTTGTTATTTTAGGTCCTGGTTTTCAAACTATAGATAATACAGTAAATGCTGTAGGACAATTAGCATATCAAAAAAATTCAAGAGAATTAGCAAGACTAGCTTCTAGTTTAATTCCAGGATTATCTGCAATTATACCTCAAAAGAAAAAAGAAACTACTGATTATTTTGAAGATATTATAGATGAATATTTAAATTTAGAAGATTAGGAGACGAAGATAATGCAAGACATAATGTTATGGAATGCTATATTAACTTTAGCAGTAGGTGCGTTCCTATGGTGGATACGTGGTACTAATAATGATATAAATAAACTACGTGAAGATTTAAAAGAACATGCATTATCTGATGCAAAGACTAGAGAATTTATGGCTACAAACTATGCTACAAAAAAAGAAGTATATAGTGAAGTTAATAAAATACTAGATAGGTTTGATAGACTAGAAGAGAAACTAGATCGTTGGATGGAGAAACAGTAGTGTCACCAGTATCTATTACTAAAGAAGCTAATGAATACTTATCAAATACCATAGATGAACACAAAGCATTAGGTGTACAATTATCTATTGAAGGTGGTGGTTGTGCAGGATTTAATTATAAATGGGAATTTGTTAATTCAGAAGTTGAAGATGTTAATTCAGATGAGATTATTAAATTAGATAAAGGTTTATTATACATACATCCTACTGCTATTATGTATGTATTAGGTACAATTATAGATTT